AGTTCTTTAATTCGTTCGTTCATCTGTACACCCTCAATTCCGCATCTGGATTATCCCAGCATGCGTTTCTGTAATTGTAGACAAAATCGCATAACCCTTCATAGCTGCCCCAGTGATTCTCCGGAGAAAACTGTCTAAAATGATTTGGGTCTGATAACAGAATATTCCAGCCTTCATCAAGCAATTCTGCGATATCTTTAGCAAACTTTAGATTATGTTCTTCCGGCCGCCACATTATATCATACAATGTCATACCATTTGACAATTCTACCTTAGCAGCCATTCTGTTCAGGTTATGCGTGATGTTGGACTCATAAACCTCTACTGGTTTAGTAACCATTAGATATACATCAAGGCTCATCTTCCAAATCCTCTATATCCAATTCAGGATCATACTCTTCTAGAAACATCTCGATATATTCAATGGCTTCAATTGCTTCAGATTCCAGGCAACCATATATCTCCATTAATGTCTTGACAATCACTCCTTGTTCAAGTGACATAAGGTCTAACAATTCGCCCTCAGTCCAATCTATAATACGATCCATATCATACCACAGACTTAACCTACCATTCACATTATAAAAACTATGCCAAGCACTATTACTCCAACGACTATAACTCATTCGTCAAACTCCTCATTCCAGCATCGTATAGGCATATAACCCAATTGACTATTATTCCAATAATCAATTTCTGACCTGGGCATTCCTTCACTTATTAGCCACTCGTCAAATGCTTCGCCAATTAGACCTTCCGGCATTACTTTCGGAAATCCCCATTTCCACCCACTAGGCGGATCGCACATTGTTACTACTCTTTTCATCATCATACTCATATTATTTTTTAGGTTCGGGCGCTTTGACTTGAACGCATGCTGCTTTAATATATTGCGTCTTAATCGCTTCTACAGCTTTATTGCATTTGATCTCATCCTCAAACTGACCAATATAGGTAATGTTCGTTGAGAGGATTACAATTGTCCAGAAGAACATATTATTTCGGATTCACAATTCGAACTGCGATATTGGTCCGACCAATTGCTACGAGCCAAGTAGCAATCTTAGATACGACTGCATGATCGTCTCGTGGATTTTCAAAACTGATATTGCAATCCATAATAGTATCGCTAGTATTACTATCCCGTGAAGAGAAGCTCAGGTTGAAGTTTTCGTTGATTTTTTCTTTTGCCATTTTATTTTCCTTTAAAGTGATCTTCCATACCAATCACATCCATAATGTCTACTATCTCATTTTCAAGGAGATAAAATCCACACTCCTTGATAACTAACTCTGTATATCTGTCGATTGCTGCTTCCCATTTCTCTCTATCTTTTCCAAGACCATAGATGTCAAGTCCAGATAAACGATAAAATTTTCTAAGCTGATCGTTCATATTGTAGCAAACGCTTGTTTAATTCATTTTGCATTCAATTCAGCCATACGTTTTTCTCGATCAGCCGCGATTTCATTCATGCGTTCCAAGTGTTCCAATTCTTTTACTTTATTCTCGAATGCGGCAAATGCCAGATTAACTAGCAATAACCCGGCGATTAATAAAAACGTTTCTGTCATACCAATATAAAGTATTGATAAACACGTTACCATTCCTACACCAACTGCCAAACTAATTACTTTTGCCACGTATAGGGCGGCTTCTTTTTGAATCTGATTCATAATGTTTTCCTTAGATAGTTACTTCACGAGCTGAGCATTTTGCCAACTCTACAATTGCTTCCTGCTTGGAAATTCGCATTCCCTGCAGAAAGAATGTCTTTTTAACCCGATGCGATACTGAGAATCGACGGATTTTATCTGTTCCGCGGGCAAATACTTTCAATTCACCGAAATCGCCTATGGTATCTAATTTATATCGAGCCAACGCAATTCCAATTTCTTTATCAGCCACGACAGCGGCAGCCAATTCTGCTTTTTCTTTCTCAAAGCGTTCTTTGTCGTCTTTGATTCTGCGCTGATAATTTTCTTCCAGCATACCTAACTTAGTTGTCTTAATATCAAGACCGATTTTAGCCATCACATTAAGTGCTGTAGCAAAATTCATTTCTGCTTCCATATCGCACTCTATTACTTTGGTATCTCGACCACCGGAGGAATGAGAAAGCTTAACGGTCCATCCATTAGAACCATATTCGCGATCAATATAAAGGGTAATAACATCCTGAGACCAATAACCCTCAACCTTAATACGGATTGAACCATGACCATTATAACCAATGTCAGCCAAATTAAAAGGGGAAATTTCGTATCTTGCCATATAAGTTCCTTACTGTTTAAGCCTCAATTATAGCACCTTTTGGTCATCTTGTCAAGCATTCGGAAAGAGACCCTACGGATTGCTTGGGTACTACCAAGCTTTCTTGTTGCTCGATTCTTCGTTCTCATTGTATCCTGCGGTGTATGCTGTAATCTCAGCCGCAGTCATATCTTTCAAATCAATCCGATTGCTATTGTAGGTATCACCTGTGTAGTAATGCGGAGAATATTCTCGATTGTAATAGGAATCTGCACTGCCCCGGTCAAAGGGTCCGCCATGTCGAGTATCGTATTGTGTCTGTTCTGCAATCATATAAAATCCTTAAGCGTAAGTTTTGCTAGGGAAGCGAGCTGTAGGATCCATTCGAATCTTCATGCCACTATTAAATTTTCCGCGGGCACTAACGGGTTTCGGATTCTTCCGACCCTTCAACATCTCAACCATTCCACCTTTTGCCAAGAATTCTGCGACTGCTTGTTCTTGTGCGATTCTAGCTTCTTCTCGTGTCATATAAGTTCCTTACTGTTAAGCCTCAATTATAGCACCGTTGGATGCAAATGTCAAGCAAAGACCCTTTGCTCCAAAGGGTTAACTCATGTACTGCACTGTCACCTTTGTATAGCGGCCTGCCTGTCCATACAGACTAGCGATAATTTCGAAATCTTCAGCGTAGGATTCTGCAGCCTTGCGATTGCGAAATTCCTCATACTTGAATGTTGCTTCAACTGTATCGTATACTTGTACTATCCACATATATTATCCTTTCTATTAGCAATCTGGGTCAAACGATTCCCATTCCTGGGCTTCGTCGGGTTGACCATCATCTTCATCATAATCAACAATGTCGTTGGACCGCATCATGTCCGCAACTTCATCTTCACTCATATAGGCAAGACACATATCTGCAACTGCTTCTGCAGAGATCAATCCCTCGGCCATCATATCTAGAAGTTTCGTTGTCTGTTCACGCATCATCTACTCCTGTTGCTGTTTATGCCTCAATTATAGCACCTTTTGAGCAGAGTGTCAAGCACAAAGTGAAGTACCCGAGCAAAAGACTCGGGTACTATAAAAAGGTTGACAAGGAAGGGAAAAGATGTTAAGTTTCTGAAAGTTTAATTACATTAATAATTGCTTGAATAATATTAATATCTTTTCTTGATTTGTAGTTTCCAATATAGAAACCTTTGATACTATTTAATCCACGCAATTGATCGACAGAATATACAAACTTATAATTATTTGGATCATGTCCTAATGGCATTTTGCGACGTACATACGAATGAAATTCCTCTCGATTTCCGGCAACAATCCAAATAATATCTTTATGCGACATTCGCAATGTTTTTCTTTTCTTTTTCTAACTCATAGATAAAGACATTAATCCAACCTGTGAATCCAACACACCATGCATCAAATAATGCCGAATCCCAAAATTGATACATTTGAAATGCGGATATTATTGCCAAGAATAATGCAATATATTTTATCATTATGCCATCCTATCTATATTTTGTCCAGCGCGATTCATGCGCCGATTTGCTTCAATACGTTTTTCCTCAGTATCAACTTGACGTAGTTTCTCAAGACGATGCTTGTTTAATTGTTCATTATGAATTCGTTCTGTTCTAACGACTTCATTATGAATACGAGTGTTATGTGCTTGCACTTCTGTTATTTTCATTCTTGAACTCCGAAATGGTCTTTAATCTGAGCCAATATACCACGTTCGGTATCATTCATATCTGGGCCAGGTTCTGACACTAAAGACATACATTCCCTAATAATCAACTCGGCGAATGCGTGTATAAGATCTCTTTCAGACTCTATACCGTCTTGAACCATTGCAATCTTATAGAGTTTATCAACCTTGCTTGTATTCATAAGTTGTAGTACCTGGAGTAAGATAACCTAGATATTCAATCTTTGGCATACGCCATTGCATAAAGTCTTTAGCTGGTACTTTAGGAAATACAACTTGATTTTCTTTAAACTCTTTCATCATTGCCAATTGAATATTATGCAAATACATATAGAGTTTGGTTTCTACTGGCCAATCTTTAATCTTTTCAACAAAGGTTGGATCAACTTGAGCCTCGAGCTCTTTTACATATTCATTCATTTCCATAATTATGCTGCGCTTTCTACTTTTTCATATATTGTATTAAGAGTCTCAAATCGACCATTCTCATCCGGGTGTTTGATAATTTGAGATGTTCTAATGTCATGTTCTTCACCTAGTGTTGGATGATTTAAAACGAAAGGTATGCGGGCGACATAGACTGGTTTGTCTTCGGGAGAATAAGGCCAAACATATACCTTGGCTTCTCCGACATATTGGACTACTGGTTTTTCCATAACAAAAATTCCTTTTAGGTTAACAGGTCAATTATTTGCTGAACTAGGTTAACATCTAAATTCAGCTTTGCTGCAATCTCATAGACGTCCCAATGACGTTCTAGCATTTCTCTAACTGCGTTTACTAGTATGTGTTTCATTTTGCGTAGAGCAGGTAATCCAACAATCCCAAAGCAAATACGGATACTGTGACATACAATACAAATATGAAAAGTATTGATGCATATATCTTATTGTTGGTTAGTTTATAAGTCTTTAACTTCTTCATATTCTACATAGAAATCTGTCAAAGGATCATAATACTTTCCTTCTTTAGGATCGTAATATAGAACTCTGCCATTTCGATAATGGAAAGGACCTTCAAGACCTTTACGAGGTCCGAATTCTTTAGAATTTTTGAATACTGTGTAGGACATATAATATATATATTACCAAACGAGTTCTTTAGGAGCGAACTGAATCTTGCCCATATGGTCAAGCTGATCTTTTTCAAACTCGGTCATATAATCGTTAGGAACAATTTTCCAATCAATAATGGATTCGCGATAGTACTCGTCATCGCATTCAATTTGCGAACGCAGACCCATGATAGCCATAGTAGCATCGCCCTTAAACTTCTTAACGACATAATCACTGCCGCCCTTGGCTTTCCAGTATTGCGGGCATTCACCTACGCCGTCCCAATCATGGGCGCCATAATTTTCGTGAATCTGAGTAGAAATTAAGAGCTTTGCCATTTCGTGTTCCTTACTGTTTAAGCCTCAATTATAGCACCTTTTGGTCATCGTGTCAAGCAAAAAGTAAGTATCCGAGCAAAAGAGTCGGATACTGTAAGATTTTCATTGAAAAGGGTATATAGGTATATAAGTCGCAAAAATCTACAAAAAGCGCAGATAAGTCATTGACTTATAAGGGCAAAAAACACGGAATTTCCGTTGTTATGCTTTTATATAACCTACGAATCTTTCGCAATCGTACCATGCTACGGGTTGCCCATTAAGCTCCCATACCAGTACTGGGTCTGCATCTTCATTCAAAGTATCCCATTTGAATTTTGCTGCGAACATTGCTGGAAGTCGTTCAAACATATCGATTGTGCTTGCATCGTCTTCATACTTAGTAAAATCGACATTGGTTCCACTATTGTTAACGAACTCGTCGATATCATAATCTGTGTTTGTCATATTAGATCCACCTGTACTTGAATTGATTGAGATTGCAGTTTATTGTCGTAAACTTTAACTGTAGTGCCGATGCCATTACATTTGCCATTGACAAGTTGTTGTAGAGCAACTTGTGTCGCCACTCTATGCGAGCTCGTAGCGAAACACTTCTCAATATCGCTGATGCTCATATAAAGACCAACGCCATCTAGAATCACTCGAAAACGAGTAGAGTTCTTTAGGCCTTTGATAATTTCTTTTCTACGCATAAGACACTTTCTAATTAATTAAGCCTCTATTTTAGCACCTTTCGATGCTCTTGTCAAGCATTTTTTGAAAGACCCTTTTGCTCATATGGGTACTAAAAGAATGCTTGACACAATGGACAAAAGGTGCTATAATAACGACATGATGAGAAAGAAACGTTCTGACCGAAAGCATATAGTATACAGTATCACAAATGCTGTTACTGGTGATTTCTACATTGGCATCACGCAGGGATCTCGAAAGAAAGATTTGCGTGTTCGTATATTGAAGCACATTCAACGAGCTCGTACTGAGAATCGTTCTTGGGCATTATGTAAAGCAATCAGAGAGTTTGGCGCTGAATCATTTCTAGCACAAGAGTTAGCGATTGTTCGTGGCAAGACTCCTGCTCATAATTTAGAGCGAGCGCTGATTGCCGAGTATTCGCCAGTTTTGAATACACAATAAGTTTATCAAATGGATAAAAATTGCTTGACAAGCAGAGTAAAGTGTGCTACAATATAGCATAAATTAATGGAGAATCATGTGACTGATACTTTAGAAAAAACATTGTCTGACGAAGACTATATTGCATTCAAAATTTGGATTAAATCTATCTTGAAGCATGGCTCTTCAACTGTAGAGTTCATTAAGAAAGATGGAACAGAGCGTAAAATGCTTTGCACATTGGATCCTACGCTGGTTCCCGGACTAGCAATTGAAGAAAACAAAAAAGAAAATACACGCAAGGTGAGCGAAGAAGCACTTGCAGTTTATGATTTGGAAGCTAATGCTTGGCGCAGCTTTCGATATGATAGTGTCACAAGCGTAACCATTAAACTTGGAGCAGATGATGAAACAGAATAAACAAATCGAGCTACGTGAAGTAGACGAAACTAACGAATCTATTATGAATGAGCTTGTTCATTTGTGCGAGATCCGAGGAGAACTTGACGATGAGGCGAATGCGTCAATTGAACGTCGCATTGCATTTCTAGAATCTAAACTAAATAGGCAAATGCTATGATTGATTTTGATAAGATTGAAATTCAACCTAAAGATACAAGCAAGGGACATTTCTATGTCAGCCTTGTAAAGAGTGCTATTCGTATTGTAGCAGGTGCTTGCTTAATTGGAGGAAACTTGCTAATGGCTGGTTATTGTCTTATTATTGCAGAAATTCTTGGAATCGTTGAGGAGATTGTATAATGGCTTACGTTACTACAGAAGTAGAAGTTGACTTATCTGATTTTGATACTCAGGATCTAATTGATGAGCTTGAATCTCGAGACGCAATGCCCGATGATCTTCCTGAGGGTCCAAAGGAATTGCTTGAAAAAATCTGGATGAAACGTCGAATGGGAAACAACGATTACCAAACAGAGTTGGATCAATTGATCTATGCTATACTAGGAAAAATTGTATGACAAAAATTGTTATAAATAAATGTCATGGCGGATTTGGTTTATCTGATGATGCTATGATGCGGTATGGTGAGCTTGCTGAATTGAATCTTGTTAAGACTTCAACTAATTATGGAACATCTCTTTTTTATAAAAAAGATCGTGTAGACAACGAGCATCATTTCTATGAAGGACATCTTGAACGTGATGACAAGTATCTAGTACAAGTTGTCGAGGAGATGGGCGACTCAGCAAACGGAAAGTATGCCAAATTAAAAGTGGTGGAAATACCTGACGACGTAGAATGGCAGATTGAAGAATACGACGGTTGGGAACACATTGCAGAAAAACATAAAACTTGGGATTAAAAATGTATATTACTTTAACAAACGCAACCGCAGCACATCGCGGAAACAAGATCGCAATTAATTCAGATTTAATTGCAACTATTCACTCTAGCGAAGTAACTGTAGATGAAGTGACAGAACTCCGTACCTTTATCTTTTGTCCCCCACACGGAACATGGGAAGTATTGGAGCCGCTTGATAAAGTTGTTTCAATGCTTAATCAGAAAAAATCTATTCTAAGTTTCTAATATTATGGCACAAGGCTGGCGCAAATCTCAAATTGAAGATAAGGAAGCTCCTCGTCTTCAGATACCAGTAATTAAAAGATCATTAAAGATTATTAAATGTTCTGATTCTCTTATGTGGTATAACAAACTTGTAGGCCAAGTAGTTCCCTATGTGCGGGAATATGATGATTGCTACATGAGCAGAGAGCCAGCCGGCTACCTTAATATAGTTAAATTAGAAGATGCTGAGATTATAGATGAGGAAATAGATGACGGAAGAGAAAATTAAGGAAATGGCGATTGAAGCTGGACTAGAAAATGTATCACAAGATACAATACAAGTATTTGCAAGAATGATTGAGAATACTGTTAAGGATGAAATGCGTCCATTGCTTAAAGATATGCAGGATTTGCTAAATAACAAATAGGATATATTATGACACTACAAGATTACTTTGAGTTGGTTGAATATAAGATTGGAGAAGGGTCGAATTATATGTGGCGTTGCTTCGGCGACAATGCATATTGTCTATCTAGCAGCGTGTTTGAAGAATATGAAATTGGTGTCATCTATGATACTAAAGATCAAACCGTATTTGTATTAGAAGCACATGACTTTATTAATAGACGTTCATATCGTATCTTTAATGAAAAATTTAAAGATGCATACTTTGATGAATGCAAAACTCGAGGCATTGAAGATGCTGCGTATGATGATGTAAAGTTTATTGATCTTGATTTATACGAAGACTTTGCAGAAAAAGCAAACGCTATTATTCATGGTCTAGATTATGATACCAGAGTACTAATGTCTGTTAATATTCCAGATGACGAACTACTGGTTATGATGAAAGCAGCACATAAGTTGGATATTACATTCAATGAATTTGTTGAGCAGGCATTGACGGAATCAATCGCTATTTGGAGAGCTAAAGATGGGCTGGCAGACAAATTATTTTGAAGCTAAGGCATATAAGCATACTTACGATATCGGTGATAGAGTATTTGGTTATTATAACAAGATACCTTTCATCGGTAGTGTAGGCAATGATAGATTTGTCAATGAAAATGATGGACCTGAAGTAACAATACATCTTGATCTACCTATCAAAAACGATGGTGTCGTTAGAAACATTATCGTAGTTAAACACAAAGACATTAAACGTCGATTAGAAGAATACTAGGAATACTATGGATTTTAGAAATGATATTGTTGCTACAACAAAACGTAGGCTTGAAGCTGAATTGGAAAGTCATCGGCTAAATGCTGAGATTGTAATCAGCCATCCTTTAGGCAATGCTTCTGCAGATATTATGGGCGCATTCTATAAAGAATTGGAAGCAATGGCACAATGCGAGACAAAGCTACTGACTATTAATCGTTACTTTAAATGAGTGGCTGGATAGAGCAAGTACAATCTAAAGAATTAGACAAAGCTCTAAAAGAAATTAGAGCAGGTAAAGATGCGAATGTTGTTATTGAAACAATGTCTAAAAGATTGAATGCCAAATTACTGCATCCCGTATTAAAAGAAATAACCAATGTAGAATCTTCTTTTAATCTAGAAGAGAGTAGAAAAAATTATAATAGGATAATGAGAATACATGGATAATGTAACTGAGGAACAATTGCAACTTATTGCTAAAAAAATGAAGGAAGTGTTTGGCGATAAGATACCTTCTCCCGTACATTATCCTGCGCAATTTGATTACTATCTAAAATTGTTTATGTATTATCATTCAAATGATCCATTGAATTAATATGAATATAAAAATAGTAGATGTTCCAGTTGGGGGCAAACTTGTTGTTTACAGAGAACAACTTTCTTCTCACACAATTGTAAGAGCAGATAGTGATCCAGATTTAAAAAGAGCTATAAAACGAAATATTGCCAACCAAATTGCCAATTATATGTTGGATAATAATTTGATTGAGATTAATTTAAGAGATGATCCAATTACTTTTACTAAAGAAATTGTAGCACGAGTTTGTATTGTACCAGATGATAAAATAAGAATTGTAAGAAAAATGATATGAACACAATTTATATTGACTTAGACGAAGTCGTAGCAGGCTTCAGTGAACACGTTAGTAAAATTCTGGGTAGGACAGTACTTTGGACAGACCGAAGTATCTCACCTGAGGAATGGAAAATAATAGCATCCGAGTATAGACTATACTACAATCTTCCTTTAATGGAAGGTGCTACTACTTTGGTTGGATACTGTAAAGGTATCACTCCGAAGTATAATGTAGAGTTCTTAACAGCAATCCCAAGAAAAGATACTGTACCTTATGCAATGGAAGATAAAAAAGATTGGGTCGCTAAATACTTTCCAGGATTTGTAGTAAACTTTGGACCTTTTAGTACAGACAAATGGAAATGGTGCCGCCCTGGAGATATCCTAATTGACGACAAGTATTCAAACATCGTCGATTGGCATGAGAAGGGCAACGGTATTGCCATCATGCACAAAGGTTATATCATGGACACTATTGATATTTTAGATAAAGTAATTGGTTGTAAAGAACCAAAGATATTTACATGATAAAAAAATTAAAAACAATACTACCTTTTATGATAGTATGCTTTATATCTACACTGATGGTGTGGGTTCAAGTAAGTTTTGCGAATCTTCAATAATAAACTTATCTTCTGGAAAATAAGTTAGACAATTTGCTCTAATCTCATCCAATGTTTTACCTTGAGTAATAAAGGTATTTCCATCTTTTGACCATAGATAGAGTATGTCTCCGTGCTTTTCTATAGAGCATAATCTAATCTGTTCCCTGGTCTGTTCCATAGCTTCATGCATTTTATACATGAACATCACTCTTCTGCGTGTGGTTGATATGTAATTTACTAGCAAAAAGAAAAATGCAATTGCTAATAGTATTTCAAAAAAATCCATAATAAAATCCTAAGGGTTTAATAATAGAACACATTGGTTTGTGATCACTGAAGTATTGGCGCCGCCGTATGGATTTGCGCTTTGAGTTTGTCCTAATTGGCTTGTAGGCACAGTAAAATTGCCAGTATAAACACCAAGTCCCTTACATATTCTAAAACTAGTTATGTATCCCGGGAAGTAACTGTTAGATGATGCGGTACTTTCTTGGCCAATACTGAGAGATGTGGTACTATTTGTAATATTATTGTTATCAGAATAAGATGCTCCTATTCTAGTACCATTCCTATATATCGAAGTAACATTATTTACTCTAGATATTGCAAAATGTATCCAATTATTTAAATAAGATGTTAGAGAAAAACTGAATCTATAACCATTAACTTCCCAAACATAAAAAGTACCCCCTTCAATACTGACACCGATAGAAGTGGAAGGATAATTTCCTACAGCAAATACTCGAGGATTTGAAGGTTGACTTGTCATATATTGCCACCATTCCACAGTAAAATCTCCAGTACCAAATGCCCAATTTGAGCTAGCAGGTATACTAAGATAGTTACTCGTGCCATTCATATTATAACTATTTGCAGTTATACCTGAATATGGATTACTACTAGTTGTAGTAGTACCATTTAACGTGGGACTTACTGTACTTGCAATAGATCCTATTGCAGATACTTGCACTGTCGAAGATGGGCTCAATGTGCTTCCGTTTATAAAAGTAACATTTTGAATTATCATTTAAATTCCAAATCTATTATGATATTGAGACCACAGATTTTGTATATCTGTAAGTGTTAATGACCCACTATATGATTTAATAAAACCAATATTTGCTTGACCCGGTTCTCCTGGACCGGCCCTGCACCACATTATAAACTGATTAAATCCTCTATTACTATTGGCAGAAAAAGTTGTTGTTTTATATACTGCAGTTGGCCCTACCGTATTATTAACTGTAGATGATGCAATATAAAGATTTGCAACGCCGGTAGTATAATTATATGTTGCCCAGATAAAATGCCAATTTGTATCTGCAGCATCGTGCGATAACCAAACCTCACTGCCTGGATAGTATACATTCATATAAACTGTTCCGCTTCCTGGAGCAGGCGCATAAGTTCCTAGTAACCAATCTTGTCCAGAGTTTGCAGATAATATCCTACCTTGACCTCCTGAAGAAGTTCTACGTGGTTGATATGCCATGAAAACAGAATAACTTGCGTTTGTGGTGTCTGGACCTGAGACAATATTATCTGTTGCTGTACTTGCAGTTTTATAGAAATATCCAGGGAATGGATTCAATGAACTATATCCAACTGACAAATTGTTTGTTACTGTAAAATTATAATTGCCACTATCTGTTAGCAATCCATCGGAATTATTATTTAAAAGCAACAATGCTGTATTGTATGCGCCATAAGAATATGGTGTTGCACTATAAGATGCGCGAACATTAGTTACCGTTGTAATGCCGCTTGCATCGACATAAGCATTTGCGGAATCCGTTACTTGTAATAATAACTTAGTGTTGGCTACTGCTGTTAATTGAGATGTTGGTACAGTAATTATAGTTGAACTTGTCGGATATATTACTGAACCTACAACTACTCGTAAGTTATTCAATAAAAGATTAGAACCATAAGCACTGCCACCGCTCCATGAGTTTGATGCTATTTGGTTACCATTTGCAAAACTACCATTTGACCAAGCCTGTCTACCGCCTACAACTTGTAATCCGTTTACCCATACATTAACATAAGTACCATCGTAACTTGCAGCAACGTGATACCAAGTATTTAATGCGTAATTAAAAGTCCAACTTAGTGCCTGACCAAAAGCATTTTGTATCCATATTGAGGTTCCGCTAAAATAAAACATCATGCCAGGTGTTGAACTAGTCCCTATAATGTTCTGAACATTTGTATCTGCAAAATTTACAAATGATTCAATTGTCCAACTATTTGATCCAAAAACAATAGGAGTCGTTGTTAGATAAGTTGCAGCAGCACTTGTACCTCTAGTAGTAAATGATAAACTGCCGCCGGCAATAGGAGTAGCTGCGTTTGAAATTGCTGTCAATGGTGCAGTTGGAGGTACAAAATTATTACTTGTATAGACTGCGTTACCATTAACTAATCTAAAATTGGTAAGTTGTCCCGTAATTGAGGTGGCGCCGGTACCTTGATAACCAACAACAAATGGCGCTGTTTGTTGTCCAATACTAGCAGTACATGATCCGCTTGCTACGTTTGCGCCATTTATAAAGAGAGTAACGCCGAGTCCATTACGAACTAACGCATAGTGATTCCAAGTACCTAAAGCAGGTAGTGTTGAACCGGTTAAACCAAAACCACCAGTGCCGCTTAAATATGGAAAGTTTTGAGCTGTGCCTGTAGGGTAATAGAATAATTGACTGCCAGAGGTGTATCCAAAAGGACTATCATATGAACCACGGGCCGTTTGGCGCAACCAATATTCAATGGTCCAACTATTATTACTTAAAGTAAATGCAGCATTTGCAGCAACGTTCATGTATTGATTTACAGTGCCGGTAAAAATTGCACTACCCGATGTTTGCTGTGCACTGAATCCAATAGTTGAACTTGAATTGTTTACTGTTAATGTATATGTGTTGGTAGAATCTTTGTTTCCCGTAACTGGGGCTGATGAAAAATTAATTGCATCTAAGTCATAAACCAATGGCGCACTTATAGTTATATTTACATAAGCACCGGGGGTGAATGTCATTCCTTCAGTTAAAACTATTCCGCCGTTAATTATCATTTTTGTATTAGTGTATTAGTAAAATCTAATAATAGATCGTGATGAGATCCCTTGTGCCAATATTTATTAATGTATTCGTAGGGTTTTTCGTACCAGTGTTTAGTACTCTCAGGATGGCAACCTATGATACCTATTCTATTTTGAATTATTGCCATTGGATCACCATTACAATATCGAGCAATAGTTTTAAATTTTCTCTCGTCACCAATTAATGCGCACCCATCATAAAAGAACATATCTTCTGATTGCCCTTTCCAACTGACAGTTGCAATTGTACTGTAACTGCGTTTTATATCGCTGGTTTTTCTTTTTATATACTGTTCGCATTTTACTCCGTCTAGTATATCCAAGTAATGATGGCCTGCCCAATAAGCACCCATACAAATGCCAAGATAATGTCCGCCATCGTCAATAAAATCTTCAATCATATTACCGGCTTTGCGACCAATAAAATTATAATATTTGTCTGCATCTCCTATACCACCAGGAAAAGCAATAACATCTAAACCCTTAAACAAACTAGGTTTAATATCGCCTACTGAAAATGTTCTAACATTATATTCTGAAGACAATGCTATTCTTATACCATTCGCAGAATCCAATGAGCATTCTGGATGTTTTACAAAAATAGCAATTGTCGGTTTCATTTTTTGCTAAACGTTTCTTGCATCTTTGCTTGAATTGCTTTTGCCCAAAAAGGTTGAGGAAAATTCCAACCAACGAATGCGCCAATTCCTATCCAAAATAAGGTATCTAACATTTTGTCCCCTTTAACTTTTTAAGTTTTTAATATGAGTACGATGAATTCTGCATTGTATCTGACCGTTATAATAATCTTCCGATTCCAATACTCTCCTATCCATCTGCTCCCTAGCTTCAAGGTAATTGCATAATCCTTTATTTGGACATATATGCAATATTTCTCTAACAAAATTATCTTCGCCGTGCTTTAATACATCAGCTTTTAACTCATCAGATGAAGACCAATAATCTCTCCAATCTGATTCTACCTTTAATCTTTTCTTTTTACCTTTAACTACTTTAGTTTTTCTAAACCAAAATAGTTTTTTACCTATATATCTACGATTAGTAATAGTGTTAGTAATCAGATAAACATACCCATATGCATCATCTGGAATTACTTCTAATTCTTTGTTCTTATATAACCACATTTAAATACCAATTTAAATTAGTATTTATACGGTCTCCCAATAGTCATTTCCATCAGAAAAACTATCACCCTCATCCCTTGGAGGAACAAAGAAATAATCATCTGGGTTTGTCATCACATCTTCAGGATCTTCCGTCGCTTCTCCTGTTCCCATTCTGCCAGCTTTAACAAGCATTTTGGTTTGAATAGATTTCTTTGCTCTGTGTTCTTCAGATTCTTCTCTTGCCATGTAGGCTGCTTGCCGTTCAGAGAATAGTTGTTTATGCTCATCTTTCCATTCTCTGGAATTGGCACAAGCCCGGGAACAGAATTTCCCAGGCTTTTTATGTTCGATACCACATTTAGGACAATTCTTCGTCGTCATCGTCCTGGTCATCATGTTCTATTTCTGCACCGCAGAAAGGACAGTTTGTTACCTCATAATAAGTCTCATCTAGTTGATGACTTATCGTGAAGATTGCGTCACATTCGACGCATTCGTGTTTGCTTTTTGGCATGCCTCGGGTTCTCCTCGTTTCTTTGATTCTGCTTCGTAAACTCTTAGACGAAGGTCAGACGAGCTAAAGAAGTGATCTCTTTTATTATAGTATAGATCTATTTTACGTTTAATGCAAATGTCTTTGCCGGTAAACTCTTTGTCTTTATATTCCTCTCCCAATATTCTAACGTCTATTGGCAATGACATTAAAATATCTTCAAGTTCTTTTTCTGTAGAATAAACAATAATCTCATCAACGTGTTTGCATGATGAAACTTGAATCTGTCTTTCAATAATAGATTGTACCGGTTTATTCTTTGTTGGACGATCCAATGTAGGATCAAGTTGTATTGCTGCAATTAAATAATCGCATTGTCTCTTTGCTTCTTCAAGCATAATGACATGCCCTGCGTGGAACAAATCAAAAGTTGATGCAACAAAACCAATTCTTAAATTTTCTGTTTTCATATCTTCTCCACATCAATAGTACATTTATTTAAAAATTCTAAACCTTCGGTGCTTCTATATTGCTCGCGATAAAATACTTTCTTTATACCTGCAATATGTATAAGCTTTGCACATTCAAAACATGGCGCATGGGTGATGTACATTGTTGCCTGGTTACCAGACTCTGCAGATTTAGCAAGTTTACCAATAGCATTCATTTCAGCATGGATAACTTCTGGTTTTGTCTTTGTACCAATTAGACGCATTGGATATTCCGGACCGCCAGGATCAATTATATACGAAGAATCTTCTGAAGTTATATCTTCACACGCATTATCCCAACCAGCAGGTGTACCATTGTACCCAATGCTAATGATTCTATCATCTTTAACAATAATTGCTCCAACCTTCAATCTACCTGCAGAAGATAACTTAGCATAGGTCTCTGCAACCTTCATATGCGCATCATCAAATTTATTCGGCATGCCATTTTCCTTCTGGACATTTTTGTCCGCTCAATCTCACCTTACCCCATATAGCACATCCACATTTTGAACAAATGTCTGCGCCAATAATCTTTTCTTTAAACTCACATTCATTACAAATTGCTCGTCTTTTATCTACGAACGTTATCACCTTTTCATTGCTCATTTTGCCCAGACCTCTTCCCATGAACCAGACAAGGATCCTTTAGCATAATCAGTTACACGTTGCTCAAAGAAATTAGTATGTGTAGGCGCATTAATCATTTCCTCAACCCACGGCAATGGATTACGTTTAACTTTAAAGATGCCTTTTAGACCTAATGAAATTAATCTACGATCAGCAATATAACGAATATACTTTTTAACTTCTTCGGATGTAAGATTTTTCATCTCACCCATGCTAAATGCTAGATCAATAAACTTATCTTCAAGCTCAACCATCTTTTCAGCAATAGAATAAATTTTGCCTTTTAGATCATCGTTCCAAATTTCTTTGTTCTCTTCGATATATGTTCTAAACAACTTAATCATATTCTCAGCGTGCATTGTTTCATCTACAATAGACCAAGTAACAATTTGACCCATGCCTTTCATGTTCCCATTACGGGGAAAGTTCAATAACATAATAAAAGAACTAAACAATTGCATACCTTCGGTGAATGCTGAGAATACTGCGATGTGCGTTGCTGTATTCTCTTTTGTCGAGTTCTTTTGGGATAAATCCAACACATACTCGTGCTTGTCCTTCATTTCCTGATATTCCATAAACTCATTGTATGTGCTTTCTGGCATACCAAGTGATTCGATAAGATGGGAATATGCTGCAATATGCAATGCTTCTCTTGCAGCAAATCCTAATAACATCATTCGTACTTCAGGTTGTGGGAAGTATGGTAAGTAATTATTTACATATCCACCAGCAACGTCAATATCACCTTGAGTAAAGAAACGGAAAATGTTAGTAAGAAAATGTTTTTCGGAATCTGTTAGTTTGTTTTTCCAATCCTTAACATCTTCCAACATAGGTACTTCTGTATGGCTCGTTGTTCAAATATGGTCGTTAATCATATTCCGTCTTTCGACCGCTATATATTCCTATATAGAGCAGACTATCTCTTCACCTTTTGGTGCTGGGTGCTTCCATTCACTTGAATGTACTTCCTTTCGGAATAGTCGTTACACCTTCCTCATATGAGGCTCGGCTCGGTGTTGTCCGTTCTGGATGTTCACCGAATTCTCCCAGTTTATACTGACCCCTTAGTTAAGCCAGTGTGATTGTTCGTGTTTTAACCATGCGTCGTATGCAAATGGATAATTGAAAGGCTTGAATGCGCTTCTTTCATCCATTAAATTAGATTTTGTTTTCTTTATCATTTTTTTTAGTTGTTCCTAAATAATATTTATTGCCTGGGCATTCTTTTGCCCGCCTATTTTTAACACCATCTGTCCACCATTTATATCCTTTTACGTTGGTATTACCTTTTGCACCTTCGGATTGTTTTTTTCTGTATTCGTCTGTTATTCGTTTCTTTGTTATTTCTGGATTTTTACTAGGATTGTTTTCCCCTCGCATCCTTTTAGAAATTTTTTCTCTCCAAGCATCACTTTTTTCGTAACTATGATTTAAAAAATTATGTGTGCCATTTTCAATTCTTTTCTTTGCTGCAATACTATTTGATATTTTTCTTTTTATGTTGCCGCGTTCAATAGATTCTTTTGTATTTAATATTCCAGGAGCCAAATTTCTATTTATTAATATTGATAAAAATTTATCTTTCCCCAATAGCCTATAACATTTATTCAAATATCTTTTTTCATATTCTCTTGCATCATTTCTTTGTACAATTTTAATTATTTTAAAATCAGAATAATTTAAATTTACATAATAATTTGACGTAAAGTATGAATTAAATAAATTTGATGGATCGGATTTTTTACCATATTGACATCCAATATAATATCTTCCTGTAGAAATTTCTTGTATTTTGTAAAAGTAAGGGTTCATTTTATGCCTCCTACTTTTATTTATACAATCTTTAACCTCTATATGCAACCAATACATCAATCATTTAACCACTCCTTTAAAATTGTTTCAGATTTTACACCAACGATTGTTTTCAATGCTTGTCCATCTTCATTTACCATTACTAATGTAGGTACACTACGTATTCTATATTCTGCAGCCACATCAGGAAATACATCAATATCAACTACTTCAATTGGAATATTACCTGTGTTTGCACCTTCTAATATCTTTGCCATTGCTTTACATGGCTGGCACCATGATGCTGTAAATCTATAAACTTTTTTCACTTCTTTTTCCTTAAATATGGTTTCATTCTGTGAGGGTTATTCGCATGCTAAACAAACTCCGTCATCCATTGCAAGTGCTTTCATATCCAATTCTTCCATAACTCGGCGCTCTATTTTTTTAGAAACCTTGTCTGCTTTACCAATTTTTTCGGATCTGCAATAATATAATGTTTTTAAGTTAGATTTCCAGGCTTGGAAGTGAACAGCATGAATATACATCACATTGCTATCTGGTCTAAAGAATAGATTAACAGATTGTGCTTGGTCAATATATTGTTGACGATCTGACGCATGCTGCACAACCCATCGTTGGTCAATTTCCATAGATGTTTTAAATACATCTTTAGTCCAATCATCCATCCATGTTAGATGTTGAACACTGCCATCATTCGCAATAATAGAAGACCAAATGTCTGCATATTCTTGCTCACCTTTAGGTGTTAGTATTTTTCCGCCTTCAGGATCTAGATGCAACATAATAACTTTATCAAGCCATTTATTCTTATTTAAAGAAGAACCTGATAATGTATCTTGTCTATAGGCATTTGCTCTTAAAGGTTCAATAGATGGAGAAGTATTGCCCATAATAATAGAAGATGATGCATTGGGTGCAATTGCCATCATGTGACTAAATCTTTTACCTGTACCAGCAGCATCGGGTGCCTCGCCTCTTTCTTTTCCTATTGCAATGTTTGCATCATCTAAACCTTCACGAATATGCTTAAAGATTTTATGATTAGCGCCTACTGCCATTGCAGATTCCCATGGCAAATTATTTTTTTGCAGATATGCGTGCCAACCTAATGCACCAATACCAATAGAACGTTCACGGGTAGCAGAATAAGTTGCTCTAGCTATTGCAGATGGTGCGTTATCAATAAAATACTGCAGAACATTATCAAGCATTTCAGCAACATCCTTAAGGAATTGCGGTTCATTTTTCCAATCATCATAGTATTCTAAGTTTAAAGATGATAGGCAACATACTGCGGTTCGTTCTTTATCTGTTGGTAAAATAATTTCAGAGCATAGATTACTTTGTCTAATACTCAATCCAAGTTTCTTTTGAAACTCTGGCATCATGCGATTGCTGGTATCAATAAAATGTAGGTATGGTTCGCCTGTCTGCATACGCATCTCAAGAATACGTTGCCATAATTCTTTTGCGGATACAATTTCACGAACAGCGCCATCGTGAGGATCTTTTAATTGCCAATCATCATTAGCAGTAGGATCCATCATGCACTTTTCAATAATGTGCATAAAATCATCAGTGATATTAATTCCATGATGTAGATTTAATGCTCGCATATTTGGATCGCCTGTTGGCTTTCTCATATCCAAGAACATTAAAATGTCAGGATGAGAAATGTCAAGGTATGCAGCATAACTACCGCGGCGAGTCCTTCCTTGCCTATACGCGAGGCTGGATGCGTCATATGTGCGAAGATGAGGCATGACACCAACAGATTTATCATCAGAAGAACGAATTCCAATACCAAGACCAACTCCTCCGCCCAACATACTGAGCCAATTTACTTCCGATAATGTATTAACCAAACCCTCTGCGGAATCATCAAGATATGGTAGAAAACACGAAATAGGGAGCCCACGCTTACTACGACCAAAAGAAAGAATGGGAGTGGAATAAGACAACCAATGCTTAGAAGAGTAATCATATAATCTTTGAGCGTGTGCATTGTTCGAACCAAACGACGACGATACAAATGCAAATCTTTCCTGTGGAGATTTTTCGTCATCTTTCATGTAACTTTCTTTTAATCTTTTAATTCCTAATTCATCAAATAGATTATCTCTTGTATAATCTACATTAATACCATGTACAATTTCTTGCGACATATTTTTTCTTACTCCAGTTGTTATTTTACTTCTTCAAAGATAGATTTTTGCTTGTTATACCATTCAATCCAAGCATCATTTTTCGCCACACATTCATAATGCAATGTATAGTTCGCTATTACTGTTTTAGTATATTCAATTATACTAATATTCTCGCCCTCAATTGTTTTTAGTGCTGCACATTTTTCTGTCAATACTTCAGGTGCTGTAGGAAATTTTGCAACTACTGGAACAGTTGTAGCACATCCAACAAGAAACATTGCCAAACAAATTATTAGATATTTCATTACTTATCCTTTTTTCTCTATGGAGATAAATTCTTTACCTATCCAACCTTCTTTATTTGATTTAACAAAAGCATAGTTGCCTTCCAAACGAATAACTTCTATCTTAGTGTATGGTGCTAGCTTTTCAATTTTTTCGCTTGAACTATCTTTGGTTGGTCTAATATTTGCCCAAGTTGTTACAGTTGCAACAGTTTTTACTGGGTCTTGAGTTTTAGATTCTATTTTTGGTGCTGGTACTGCAGATGCAGCAGGTTCGGGCGCTTTAACAATTTCAATAGGTTGATTCAATGCACCTGCGTTGTGTGCTTTTACAATTACGCTAGGGATTGGACAATTCTCTACAAACTTAATTACTTCTTTATCTTTAACGACTTCTCTATCTACGTAATTAATAATGTTCTTACCTTTTTCGTGGATAACTTTTGTTTTCTCTACAACTTGTGTAACAATTTCAGTATTTGTCTTTTCGGATTTTGCTTGAGCTTCAGCAACCTTGACTTCCATTTCTACTACTTTAGCTTCCCATTCTGCTTGATTACTCATTGCACCTTCAAACCATACTCCAAATGCAATTAATATTACTGAACCAAATTGAATAAGTGCACCGTATGTTCTAAAGAATGGAATAAATCTTAAAAGAAAAGAAACAAGAAATACCATTATCCCAGCTATCAATATAGCGTGAAATATGATATCAGGTACGAAATTCAGTAACCACATTTAAATCCCCAATGCTTTTTTTATGTTTGGTTGTACAAACGTGTCGGGCTTTAACACCTTGCCGTCTGCTCTTTTTATTAATTTTCCATCAACCATCTTAGACATATTTGATTTAGACACCTCATCCCAAACTGATTGTTGCGGAATGCCTAAAGAATGTTCAAGTCCTTCGATTACCCATTTTAAATCTGCACAAGCATCTGCAATTTCAATAAGATCATTATTGCGAAATGCTTCGGTCAATTCATTGTATTCTTCTGTCACTAATTTTAAATATAATTCTGCTTGATTTGTTCTATCATCTGTAATTGCTGGATTAATATAAACCTTTTGCTCGCCAGCAAGCATGAATGTTTTAACGTCATCATTACTGTTCATTTACAAGTTCCTTAGTCAACGGAAAAATATCTGCAATTACTTGAGCGCATGCTAGTGCAATTTCAGCATGTTCTTTTTGTGTGCCATTGCTAGCACGTAGGATTATATAGTGGATCCAAGACCTCAAGGTTCCATTCATATAAAGTCGGCTAACTGTTAAACCTTCGGGCAATATTGCTCTGGCTTGTTCTTTAGCAATACCATTAGTAACTGCCCAAATATAAGTTCGTCTTGCTTCTGCAATAAGATCTCTTTGTTTAGCTTGCCACATTTTATTTAATTCTGTATCTTCAGTCTCAATAGAATTTTGACGATTCTTTGGATCCTGCATTCTTGCTTCTCTTACCTCAAAATCCAATTCTTTAGTTGGGTCTGCATAACGCTGACTAAATTCTTGGAATGAGAAACTACGATGACGTAAAATCTGTCTAGCAATATCTCGTGTTGTAGTAATCTCTAAACATACACTAACCATTTCAAGCGGAGACCAATGCTGGTGCTTAATTAGATATTTAATTAATTTGTCCGCAGTTTCTAAATTATATTGATTGGATGGATTTGATACCCTTGCACAAAACGATACCAAATCTTCAATTTCATAAATTCCTTCAGCCACCATATCTCTAGATGGTTTCGAATTTGAGATTAATTTAACTTTCATTTAACACCTTTTCCATGATACGAATTTCATTTTTGCTTCTAGACCATTATATATGTTCTTTGTAATCAATTTAAACGGATCCTTGCCCGTTAATACGATATCATTAATATCTTTTTCTTCCAAAGTCTGAGGCCATATAACAGTATTATAATTGCTATTGATAGCTTTGTCAATGATCTTACAAACTTCTTTATTCCTTGGCTGATTATCAAAGATGACAACTAGATTCTCTTTTGGAATACCTAAGCTATCCAACTTACCAAATGCAGTACCTGCAACTGCAATACAATTTGGAATAAACAAACTATCAATAGGACCTTCAACTACATAAACCTTTTTCTTTTTATCGACGAAGTCAAGTCCAAAGATGAAAGGTTTTTCATCATTAATTTTAATAGTAACATACCTCAAAGATTCATTTCTCAATGCTCTGCAAGTTACTCCTACTAATAAACCATCCTGGTCATAAAAAGGAATGACCAATCTGGGTTCAGATGTTTTTAACGTGTTTTTATACTTATCAGACAGCTGTTCAATTTTTCGGATATCGTCAATAAAATATAAACGGTCAAAAGTTTCTTTTGGAATCTTTCTTTTCAAACAAAATTGAACTGCCTCATTATCTTCTGGTAATTTATCTAGACGATCCAATAGTTCATCTAGAATATTTTTTTGTTCAAAAACAGGTTGTGCCATTTTAAACTTATCCTCAATCTTTTGATGAGGTTTAGATAATGGCAAGCCTTCATTATATCGTTCAAGAGTATACTGATTATACTGCATTGCATCAAGTTGCTTTAGGAATGAACCAAAGTGCATTGACGCATCACAGTTGTGACACTTATAAAATAAATCGTTTTTTATGGCATAGAAATATCCACGTGTTTTGGTTTTCTTTGAGGAAGAATCTCCACACAGGATGCACCTACAGTTATAGACATGATTGTTCTTTTGTTTGAACAATGGCAATCTATTGCTGATTAATTTTAAATATTTTAAATCGAGGAATAAAGACAAGTTAAGGCTCCATTAAGAGCCTTAATTATAATATAGAAATGATAAAAAATCAACCGAAGAATTTGCCTAATTGTACATGGGCCAAGAAATATCCTGTAACCAAAGCGCCGCCAATAAGCATCCATCTCCATTTTTCGATTATGCCAATTCTTTCATCCATTTTGGATAATTTGGCCATCATCAATTGATGTTGTTCTTTTTGTTCGGAACGAAGTTCTTTTAGTTCTTCACATATATTTTTAACTTCATGTTCCATGACAGCAAGCCTCGATTGCGTATCTATCATTTCCATTTTGCATTACTTCTTCTTTTTTGTTTTTGGTGCAGTTGTTTTTGCCGCTGTCGTTTTCTTTGCTGCAAGTTTGATTGCTTCTACAACCGGCGCAGATTCTACAACTGGCGCAGGTGCTGGCTCTACAACTGGTGCAGGCTCAGCAACTACTGTTTCTTGTTTAGCTTCTGCAACCTGAGAAATAACACTTACAAGTGCTTCCTTTGGTGCTTCTTCTGCTTTTGTAATTTTTGCAGGGGTATCAACTGGCGCAAGCGAAATTGTGCCGGTTGTGACAGGGGCAGCAACTGGTGTGTTTAAAGGCTTCAACGTCTGCGATTGAGTGTCAACATCGTTTTTCCCTGATTTAAAGAAAACATATGCGCCAACTGCAAGTACGCCTAATACTAATACAAATAAAATTTCCATTATTTTCTCCTAAATATACTATTTTTATCAACCCATTTTTTCTGACGTTTTTTGCTAATAGGGGGTTGGTCTGGAGGCAATCCTGCAATCCCCGGTGTTGCTGCAGCATTATTTGCCGCGACACCACCTTCGCCATCTTCTGAAAACTGTTTAAATGTAAACATCTTATTTCCATTTAAAAACTCTTCAACTATCGCTAGCTCCGAATTTAATTCGGCGCTTACTTTATTTATATACTGAAATTCTAAGTCAATCGGTTCATGATTGTTATCTAGACTTTCTTTTACTAATGCATACGCAGCTGCATATGATGTCAAAGTTTTGTTCGCAACTGGAACTTTATTAATAATCTTTTTCAATCTGAATACTAATCGGTGCAAAAGAGTATATGCATCTCTTTCTTCAACCGTATTCAGGTCACTCATCTTTTTAAGTTCATTACCATTTTTATCTATAATGCCTAATTTATAAGCATCCGTTTTTTCAAATGGTGTTGTCAAAAGACGAAGGATTCTATAGGTTATTACTGAATCTACAAATTTACCCATTTTATACTTTTCTTAAAATTTCTATTATTTTTTGATCCAACGCAATCTCCGATTCAAATATAGGAGACTCCTCGGTTATAACTACTTTTTCTGGCATATAATTTAAAAATACCAGAAATGTTTTCAGTTGTGACCAGTATTTTTTATCTATCTTGAAGAACAACATCTTTGTTGCTGCTTCTACTCCAAATAAATTATTTAGAATAATTATGTGATTTATAATTAATCGTTCTTTAAGTTCTTTATTATTAAGATACTTTCCCAATAGACGTTTAATATATTTAAAACGCTTTATATCATCTAAGAATTCGTCCATGCCTTTGCAATATGGATTATCATAATGCTTCATGGCATACATCATAAAATTTTCTTCAGTCAATTCAAATCTCATTATAGTAATTATGATGTTATTCCGTAGTAATTTCTTAACCAGGTCTCAAGAGCTAGGTAATCTCCAAGAGTTGTTTCTCCAGAACAAATAATTAAACATACTGTTTGGAAATCACTCTTCTCTGTGCTATATTTATTAATTGCTAAAGTGGCTGGATATGTTGTAATACCCGATCCTGTTCCTCGAGTGACTCCATTTGTTCTTCCCAAATTTAATTGATCTGTAGTAAGAAACCAATTTGTGCCATAATAATCAGTAACTCCATCTGAACCAGTTAATAAACTGCCATGTTTAAATTGACCTGCTGCGCCATTAATATGCCCCGACGCCCAATCTTGACCGCCAGTTGTTGAATAAATTCTTTGTTTGTTTGAACCCGAATATCTTGTTACATGGAATATAGTATACGTGTTTGATACAAGTCCCGTAGGCCAGGTAATACTACTTGATGTAGAGCCACTTATTGCCGATACAAGATTTGTATTTGCACCATTCCCGCCAGAAAGTGATACTAATGAACAATTGACTGTGGTTGCTGAAATAGATGTGTTGCCTAATCTATCATACCAAACTTGACGACGGTCATCAAATGATTGTTCGTCATACCAAGCAACTATGTTTGCTAAATCTCTCGGAGAATTTGGCCAAGTAATTGTGGTCACATCAGCAACATTTGCGG